GGCCAGAGTCGGGCGAATCTGTGGGGTCATCAAAGCAGGGCTTATTAAGATTGCTTTCTCTCTGCTATACTTCAACCCAATTAACAAATTTTGTACAAGAGGCGTAACCTCATGGCGACTAGCTTAACAAGCAAACTGGGTCAGATTCTTCTGCCTAAGAAGACTCCAAGCCCACAGGGGGTGAGTAATTCGCCTACTTTCCAGAGTAATAACTCGGCGAACGTGTTAACAGTTCCCACTTATCGTGACCATTTGACGGATATTTTCACGACTCGTTCGGCTGATGATGCTAATACCTTGTTGCAGAATTTACTGGTGAAGGACCCTGATGCTTCTGCTGCCGTTAATGCTTATTTAACTACAGCCGACACCAAACCAGTTATGTACGTGAAGGATATAAACGACAAAATTGACCGAAATGGTCAGAAGGTTTTGAACGCCATTCTTGATACGTTGACGACTCGTTATGACTACAACACCGTTGGTTTTCAATATAAACCTACGTTACGGGCGATGGCCGAGGAGCTGAGGTACATGCTACTGCTGCGAGGCATGTTGGTTGCGGAAGCCATTGTAAGTAAAGAAGGAATCTTTGAAGCTATCAGGCTAATCGACCCAATCAGCTTACAATGGTTCGAGAAGACCAATGGTCGCTTGACCCCCGAACAGGTGCCATCAGGCGGAGGTAATAACATCTCGCTGGATGTCGTTTCCGTGTTCGTTTCTTACTACAGGCAGGACCCAACTAAGGCTTATTCTAACTCTCCTTTCGTCTCCGCAATAAATACGATAGCTGCGCGTCAACGAATTATCAATGACTTATACCGCATTATGCTAATAACTGGCTACCCCCGTTTGGACATTGAAGTATTAGAAGATGTTGTTGTTAAGAATGCCCCTCTGGACATCAAAGGTGACTCTGTAAAACTTACGCAGTACATAAACAACACCATTACTTCAATAACTAATACAGTGAGTAATCTTCGGGCCGATCAAGCATTTGTTCACACCGATAGTATTAAGGCTGACATGGTAAACACAAAATCGGCTGGTATGACTTTAGACATTCAACCAATTATTAAAACCCTGAATGCACAAAATCAAGCAGGTTTGCGTGTGATGGCTACAACTTTCGGTCGGGGGGAGTCTGGTGTAAATACTGCTTCAATCGAGGCGTTGCTATTTGCCAAAAACGCTGAAGCGTTAAACCAACCTATTGCTGAGTTATGGCAGCAGGTATTTACTTTTATTCTGCGTTTGACAGGAAGTACCTCTCGGGTTGTTGTTAAATTTGAACCCGTAGAAATGCGCCCAGCAACGGAACTATGGGCGCAAAAGGTGCTGCAACAATCCTTCTTGCAAAAGGAACTGAGCTTGGGTTCGATAACTGACGACGACTACCACCTAGAGTTATTCGGCCACATACGGCCTGACGAAGCTCCAATACTCAGCGGTACAGGTTTTATGGAGAAATCGGTAGTAGATGCGGGGGGTATTAGTCCCAATCAAGATGCAACGGGACGGTCGGTAAGCTCTTCGGCTGACAAGTCAGCGAAGAGCAATAGTGTGAAAAAGTAAGGTTTAGTCAGTAATTAAGACTTCATAGCACATCAGAGCTTCATAAGCTCTTGGGTCTATGAAGTTTTTCCATTTCTCTGCTTGCCGTTTAATGAAGGCTTCTTTGGCTTGTTTATAGGCTTGGAAGGCAAGCTCAGGAGTGTTGAAGTACCCTATATAGGTGGAGAGCTTATTTGTGCTGCAATCAACCCTGAATTTACCTCTACGGGCTGATACTCCTACAGGTAAGCTACCTCTAGCGGCATTGCGGGAGATGAGTAGAGTATTCAATTCTCTTGGTAGGAATAAACAAGTATCCTCAGAATAAATCTTACCCTCTCTAAGCAGAAAGTCTTTGTCTAGATCAAAACTTTCTTGACCAAAACCTGTTTGATTTTGGCACCAATCATGGAAGTAACTGTAACTTTTAAAGTTCTCGCTTACCGAGCAGCCTATGTAGGTGGGTTTCTCTTTCTGAACATTAGGGTTGTAACAGCGTTTTAGGAGACTGCTCCAAAGGGCATACTCCTTACTAATCTTACCGTTTACTACAGCAGGATATTTTCTATCATTGAAGCCAACACCACAGACTAACTTAGTCATTTTCGATTCCTCATTCAAGGTATTCTGAAGTGATGCAGCAACAGGTGAATTAGTCCTGCTTTCGGGTGGCCGCCCTAAGCTGCAAATAAATTATACTACCAATACCGATCCTAATTGTTCAAGTCGTGTAAAAAGAAAAAACCTCCAAAAAGGAGGCTTTAGTTTCCCTCATTAGTAATCTTTACCTGTCGGCAGCCGACGACAGTGCTTCCAGAACCACAAACTTGGCAGACGGCTAGAGAATTGAACTCCACACAGCAAGTTTTGGAGACTCGCTCGCCACCTTGGAACATGGCCGCCTAAGTAAACTACCCACTTCTTCTCGGCAACGGCAAGTGGTCAACCATCATGTCAAAGGCTCTTCAGCCCTGCCTTCTTCCTTTTGACTCAATCTACACCCATCGTGGAGTATCAGTTGATCTCGGTAGTTGAGTACCATAGGGAGGAAGCCGCCCTGTGTTGAAAGATTACCAAAGTCATTAAACCTTGTCTGTAAAGAAGTGTAATCTCTAGTCGGTGATTAAAATAGTGTAGGACATTAAAGCTTCGTAAGCTCTTGGGTCAATGAGAGCTTTCCACTTTTCAGCTTGCCGTTTAATAAAGGCTTCTTTGGCTTGTTTGTAGGCTTGGAAGGCTTCTTCGGCGGTGTGGAAGTAACCTAGTGAACGGGAGGAGGTTTTATCGGTACAACATTGAGCTTGAAACCCATTTCTGTGAAATGAGACACCCACAGGTAAACTCCCCCTACAATTTTTACGGCAGGTTAGCAAGTTATTCAACTTTCTCGGCAAGAATAAGCAGGTACCCTCAGAATAAACTTTATTCCCCCTGAAGAGCAGGTCTTTGTCTAAATGGAAACCTTCCTGACCAAAGCCGATTTGACTTTGGCACCACTCATAAAAGTAGGAGTAGCTCTTGAAATTCTCACTGGCTTGGCAGCCAATGTAAGTAGGATGCTTTTTCTGAAATTTAAAGTTGTAGCACCGTAAGAGGAAATGCTGCCAAAGGTGGTACTCCGTAAGATGTTTACTATTTACTTTTGCGGGGTACTTACCATCATTTATGCCAACGCCATAGACTAACTTAGTCATAATTTTAAACCTTGCTTTGAAAGTTCGCTTAATTAAAGAATCGCGGAAGGTAAGTAAGCTGCTTACCGTTCGGGGATCAACCTATCCGCGAAATCAAAGGATAGCTTTGCTGCCTTACTCTGTCTGTACTTACTTTGTAATCTATTTGCAAACTCCCCCATATTAAGGTAATCTTTAACCATCTACAAAATTCATACGAAAAGTGCTATGAAACGCATTGAAGTTACAGAACGTATTAAAGCTTTCATCAAAGCATCTGTTGGGGATGAGATCGACTATACCCAAGTTGCGGTTTTTGAAGCAACCGCAGTCACGTCTCTGCCACTCAACAAGCGCGGTACTATTTTTGATAAGGGTCAGATCACTGCTGAGACTTTTATTGAAGCAGCTAACCTTATCAATACAGGTACTTTTGTACCTCTTCACACCCTCCATGAGCAAGGTTATGAAATCCCTGTAGGGCGTTTATTTTACGGCGAACACGTTAGAAGTAATCAAGGTGTCGATGAGCTTCGTGTGTTGTTCTTCTTGGATGGTACAAGTCCTGACTTAATTAGTCGCCTTGACACAGGCGTTCTTGAAGAAGTTAGTGTCGGAATGCAGTTTAAGCGTTTGCTTTGCTCTACCTGTAATATCGACTTGATGGAAGACAATGAGTCTATTTGGTCACAGACCTGTAAGAACGGTCACGTCATGGGCATGGGTTCAAACCATGTGAAACCAGATGGTGTTGCCAATTTCCGTGAGATGAGCCTAGTTTCCAAAGGTGCCAGTAATGGTGCCAAGGTGCTTGGCGCACAAAAACGCTTACTCGCTTCCGCTTATTACAAAGATGGCTCCGCTTTAGCGGCCTCTTTAAAAGACCCCGAATTTATGCTTTTTGGTTCTCCCACTAAGCTTGCTGAGGAAGACCCTATGTTGATTGCTGAGTTACAAGCCAAGCTAGTTAAGGCTGAAGGCGACCTGACTTTGACAGCTACAGCTAAGGCTGAAGCCGAAGGTAAAGTTGCTACGCTTGAAGCTGCTAAAACTGAGGCCGAAGGTAAGGTTGCTGTTTTAGAAGCCAAGCTTGCCGCAGAGGCTGAAAACAACTCTGGCCTTGCCGCTAGTATCACAACTTGGGAAGCAGCTTGTACAGCTTCCGAAGCAGCCAAGACTGAAGCTGAAGGTAAAGTTGCTACGCTTGAAGCTGCCAAGACTGAAGTTGAAGGCAAGTTGACTGCCGCTGAAACTGAGGTAGCTACCTTAAAAGCTGCTCAAACTGCCACGCTTACTCAGCGACCATTTAAGCTTCCTATCGGCGGTGTAGCCAATTTGAATGCTACGACTACCGATAGCGAAAAACCAAAAACTGTTACGACTGGCTCCAACGCCTTTCGGACACCCAAGTAACTTTGTAAACTAAACCCCCACTAGGAGACAACGCGATGACAGAAATCGCATCAGGTGGCGTGACCCTCGTGGGCATTCCCCAACAAGACTTCCGCTTCACTTTCCGCTTAACAGCGGGTATGGTTGCTGCGGATATTGGCAAACCAGTTGCTTTATCTACTGCTGCCAACAACACGGTCAAATTAGCAGGTGATGGCGATGTTGTTATCGGTCGCTTGTTAACCTACCGCAATTTGACAACTGAAGGCATTATCATCGGTACTGTTGAACTGAAAGGCGGCTTCCGCTTTGACACAACTGGTGCTCCTGTTGCTGTTGCTGTCGGCAACCAAGTTGTTGGCTCGGCTACTGCTGGCGCAGTCAAAGCAGGTGTAAATCCACGTTCGTTAGTAGTTGCCGTAAATGGTACCACTGCTGATGTAATCTTCATCTAAGGAGTCGGTATATGCGTCCTTTAAAAGATATTGTAAGAACTACTCCTGAAGCCATTGCAGCGATGTTGATGGTTGAAAGCAATAGTGACTCCGCTGACAAAGGTATGAAGCTTGTTAAAGAAGCAGCATCCTTTGGCTTAAACCTCCGTGACTACTTGGTGTTGTCTGTTGACACTAAAGGTGCCGAGAAGTGGAAAGGCTATAATGGCTATGAAGCAATTAAAGTTGCCTTGAACTTGCCTCATGCCAACGACTTTGAAGCTGGCATCACTTTGCAGGCTGCTGCTAACACCTTCAACACATACGCGGGTACTCGCGCTATGTTCCCTGAAGTTATCGACGATATGTTGAAGTTCAAAACGCTTCAAGATAACAAAGTTGAAAACATCGCTTCGATTGTTGGCCAGTCTCGTACTGTGTCTCAGCGTGAAATGATTTCCACTTACTATGAAGATGACTTGGCTGACGGCAGCGTGAACACTTTCACGATTGCTGAGTTAGGTAAAATCCCTGTTCGTAGCGTTCGTACAAGCCAAAGCTCGGTTAACTTCGGCAAACGTGGTAGCGGTATTGAGTTGTCTTACGAGTTCACTCGTGATGCTTCTCTTGATGTCATCTCCCCATTTGCGGCTCGTATCGCCCGTACATTAGAAAAATCCAAAGTTGCTGCGGCTACTTCGATTTTGATTAACGGTGATGGTGTTAACCCTGCTGCTGAAGTACAACTGTTCCGCTCCGCTGCTTTTGGTGCTACCGCAAATGGTCTTGTCTCTGAGAACTATAAAGCTTTAGCTAAGTTCTTGATGAGTAATGCTAACAAAGGTTATGTCTTTGATACCTTCGTGGTTAACTTTGATGTGTACGTGGACTTAATGTTCCTAGCTCAACCTGTTGTCGGTGCTGGCTTGAGTACCGTTGATTTCATGCAGAACAAAGGTGCACCTGCAATCAGCACAACCTTACCGTTTATGAATGGCATGATTAACGTGGTACTCTCCTCGACTGTACCAGCTAATAAAATCATTGCGATGACTAAAGCGGAATGTATCGAAGAACTCATCATGGCGGGTGGTAATATCTCCGAAAGCGAGCGTTCGATCACTAACCAATCTATCACTTACGTGAAAACGGAAGAGACAGGTTATAAGTTAGCGGTGCCAAAAGCGCGTGTCATCTTAGACCTGACGACAGCCCCTCCTCCGTAAGCTGTGTGGTTAAAGGAGGTTGTAAAAAGCCTCCTAGAAAAAGCCCTGCAAAAGCGGGGCTTTTTTATGTTAAAATATCCGAAACGAGGTAAACCTATGTTAGTTATTGTAAAGACCACAGGTTCTTTTATGCTCTGTCCTTATGACGGTGGAGCTACTCCCTTGATTGAAGCGAAGCGGCCTACTTTATGCAAGCTTACGCCCTTCATTGAGTACCGTGTAAAAACAGGTCAGCTTAGTGTTTTAGCGGAAAATGTTTCTGAGCGAGCTAATCAAGAAGCTTTAGATGCCGCCGAGAGCGTTGAAGAGTACCTTGAAAGCTTAAAACCTGCGCCAATTAAACCTCAACCTACCAGAACTAAAAAGAGTACCTAACCATGACAAACTGGTTTGAGAGTGGTGAGTCAGCAACCTTAGGTTTTAACCTAACCCAAGAGGGTGACTTCGTTATCCCTGATGACGGTAGCAATGTTATTTTAACTATCCGTAATAAGGCTGGGACTGTCCTCCACACGGAAACTCAAACCAGTGTGGGTAGCCAATATAGTTTCGTAGTTCCTGCTCTGACTAATACCCTAACA